TAATAAATTTGGATGTGTATAACGAACCATAAACTTATTTTCTTGTAACTTATCTACAAGATATGCAATACAACCTGCGTGGTCATAATTCGCGACTCCAAGAATGATTTCTGGAACGACAAACCAGCAAAACTGTTGATTACATTTTTGGCGTGAGGTAAGCTTAATTTTCTCGTGGATACGCGTAAGTATTTTGTTATATGTAAATAGTTGGTTCTTATCTTGTTCCTGTTTCTTTTGATACAACTCATCTAAATTTATTTTTTCGACGTTCTCGACATTGTCACCAGAAAATTTGAATAGATCGTCCATATGTAGTATTGAAAATCACGCGATGCGATGCGACGTTTATTTCGTTTGTATTCATAGTAGAAAATAACAAAAGTGATACAACGCGAAATGGAAATGGAAATGGAATTAAACAGTATATGATACATATTATTATATTATACCGTATCAATGTCTGCCGAACCCACCATTAAACATATCATAATTTCATCAGGCGGTCCGGCTGGTGTTATGATGTATAGTATTTTACGCACGTTGAATTTGAAAGGTATTTGGAACTTCTCAAATATAAAATCGATATATGGATCATCTGCTGGTTCATTTATCGCAATATTATTGTCGTTGAATTATGATTGGAAAGTGATGGACGATTATCTTATTAAACGACCGTGGGAAAAAATATTTACTCGAAGTGGTTCGTCATCTAGTAGCGGAAGCGCGAATACGACTGCGAACAGTGGTGGCGGCGGGAGTAGCGGTGGCGGTGGAAGTTCTACTAGTGAGGCGTGTAGTAGCAGTAGTAGTTCATTTGCTGATGCTAAAAATAAAATCGAATATATCTTACGATTTTACAACAACCAAGGACTATATCAACTAAAAGAATTTACAGAAATGCTTCGTCCAGTGTTACAAGGTAAAGATATGACCGTGAATATCACGTTACGTGAATTTTATGAAAAGACAGGGATTGAACTTCATTTTATCGTAACTGAAATAAATAAGTTTTGTCTGGTTGATTTCAATTATAAAACACATCCGAATCAATCATTAGTTGAAGCTTGTTATATGAGTTGCTGTGTTCCATTAGGGTTCTCTCCGATATATCGCGATGGTTGTTGTTATTTAGATGGTGCAGTTATCAATGATTACCCTGTGAATGAATGTGTTCGTGGACAGAAGTGTAATATTTCGGAAGTATTAGGTATAAAAATGATGTGGGAACGAAAACCAGCCAATTTGACCGAAAAATCAACAGCGCTACAATTTGTTAGCACAATTTTCAATCAAATTAGGTCAAATCTATTTGAAAATAGGGTCACCCGCCCTATCCCAAATGAAGTTGTTTGTGTATCAAAGGTGTTTTCACTACAAGACTGGATAAATGTGCTAAAAGATGAGAATTATCGACGCGAATTAATGTTGCGTGGTGAAACGTTCGCAAATGTATTTCTCTCTTATCGTAGGAATTATCACGAATCTTATTTGAACGCTCAAGCACCGCAAGAATCATCTTCTAAACAAAATGTAATGCTTGATACTTCTATTGAACAACCCACACTAATACCTACACCAGTTCCTCCCGCATCCGACCCCGCCTCAGACCCCGCATCCGACCCCGCATCCGACCCCGCATCCGACCCCGCCTCAGACCCCGCTCCCGAATTTATATCTGATACAACCACATTTGAACTTCATAATACCGACGAAATGACAATGGTATAAATATATCTCATTATAGGTGTAAGATGTCGTTATTATGATTATAGAACTGTGTTCAAAAATTCTTTTATCTTTTCCTTTTCTGGTCTCGCGTCATATTCGATGATCTGACCATCTTTTACAAGCTTAATCGTTGGATAACCTTCAATCTTGAACTTATCAGCCATATCAGGTTCGGCTTCACAATCTACAGTTGTAAATGTTACAGTATAACCGTTAATTAAGTCACCTTTCAGTTCATTTTCAACTTCGTCAAAAATAGGTTTGGCACTCTTACAGTGAGGACACCAATCGACTTTAAATAAAAAGAGTTGGGCTACATTTTCATCATTACCACCAATTCCGTCTGGTGCTGGAGACACACCTTGTGAATCTTGAAAAAACTTATTTAGTCCTGGTATCATATCATTTTTGATAATGTAATACACAATACCACCGATCGCTGCGAAAATCACAAGTGCGATGATTATATTTTTGGAGTTGGCCGAGAGAGCCGAACCGATTGAAGACATCGTAGATGATGCCGAATTCATAACTGACGAAGACGACGAAGAAGACGACGACGATTCAACCATTATGAATATTGATTATATTATAATACAACGAACATTATTATACACACTAAACGAATACCATTACGAATTCTACCATTTTGATTTCATTTATAAAAGAATATTAAATCAAATTATATATTAGTATAAAAGACATCGTAAAAATGATTTTTCGCGATAAAAAAACGGGTGCTTTACTAAATATTCGAAGGGACGAATATACAAAGGACCGCTTGTATTTTCAGGAAATTATTCGTATTTATGATAGCGTCGATGAAACCAAGAATAAACCCGCGATTCCTTATACAATACCTTTTCGCGAATTACAATCGAAAAACAACGACACCTAAAACCAAGATTAATAAAATAAACCCAATGGTAATAAAGAAATTATTTTTTAAATCGGGAAACATATCTGTTTCGATAATGCCCTTTGTATCAATTACTGGTTTTACTGCTTGAAATAATATAGTTGAAGTTGTGAGTAGTAGAAAAATCACGACTAATTTCATAACCCATGATGACCAAGAATTCGAAGAAACCGAAAATGGACTTATAAAAAAAAGAATTATAAGAAGAAGTGAAACTCCTAAAAGAATACACGAATATTTCGTCTTTTCGCTGTATTGAACAATATAATTTGTTGGATCTTCTAAGATAGAGTCTGACATAATGAATTCGAATCGAAACTACTGTTATATATAGAGACGAATATTTATCATTATCCTCTTTTTCGAATTGCCCATATTGGATAATTTTTACCGTCTTCATTCCATCTTGGTCCAAACCATGTTTCATTTGGTAAATATATGGTTCCATATTTTTTACGGACGACGGAAAAGATACTTTGGTCATTTCTGGCGACAATATATGATGGAATATTCGGAAGTCTTCCAACCGAATCATCAATTAAATGATACTGCGAGCAACCATCATACCACTTGTCGATAAGTTCCGTGGTATGTTGGCATTTTCGAAGAACAAAAATACCGCCAACGATCTGACCAGTTTTGGTAATACTCGGGTTGTTCGCGTCGTAATAATCGAAAATATCCATTTTTGTAAATAATTCTTCTAAATGGTCCATTTGAAATGATATATTTCCGATTGTTTCGTTTGCGTTGAGTATATCAAAATATTCTAATAATCGTGCTTTACCGTCTTTATTCATGAAACAACCCGCATCCGCATAAACAAGAATATCATTATCATTCATTTTATCGAGCGTTTTTTTTGTCACATATGGTTTCCATAACCAATAACCATAACCTCGTTCCGCGTTCGACTGTATGAAATGCTGATGTTTTCCCCAAAATGAATGATCTGACATTAAGTCTTGTTCTGTATATCCAATGATGTCATCAAACACATCGAAAGATTTGGCTTCACCACATATACGTTTTACTGCGTTGTGATAATTCGTGGATGGTCCGCCGAAGGTGATGAACCATTTACGTTGGGTTGATATTTCACTCATAGTGCGGGCGGGCGTTGGGCGCTTTTTTGACGTAAATTATATTATATTTATTATATAATACAAAAGGTACTTTAATAGAACGAAATAAGTGTAAGTGTAAGTGAAAGACCAACTGCGTTTAAATATGACAGTAACACGCAAACGAAAGCACCGATTAACGGTATCAGAACGTGCGAAAAAATTAAGCGGCGGCGGGGGCGGCGGCGGGGGCGGCGGCGGCGGCCAAAATAAAACATTACGACGGCGACACGATGATTACAAACCTGGAACGCGTTTAATTCCACTACATAACAATAAAAAAACAAGAGCATTTACCAAGAAGGATTTTAATAGCGGCGATGGAATGCTTACGACAGTATGGGGACCGAGTATGTGGCATTTCTTACACACGATGAGTTTCAACTATCCAGTCGCACCTACACAAGAACAGAAGAAAGACTATATGGATTTTATCCTCAGTCTGCGAAATATTTTGCCCTGTAAATATTGCCGAATGAATTTGACAAATAATTTAGCAACACGGCCGTTGAAAATGTGTCATATGGAAAGTCGCGAAACATTCTCGCGTTTTATTTACGAACTTCACGAGACGGTGAATAAGATGCTGGGGAAGAATTCGGGTCTCACCTATTGCGATGTGCGTGAGAGATATGAACATTTTCGATCGCGATGCACGCAGGATGCGCCGAAAGTATTTGACTTTAAGAAGTTTTATCGTGGGAAAATGGGGAAGAATGGCGAACACGAGAAGGGGTGCACAGAACCTTTATACGGGAAGAAGGCGAAATGCGTGATTTCGATTGTTCCGCAAGAGGTGAAAGTGCCGACATTTAGCGTTGATGATCAATGTATTAAGAAAAGGGGGGAAGTTCAAGGTTGAAATTTTAAATGTTATCATAATATATAATTATGGATCCACCGGGACAACCACCTTCTCTTATTCCAATTAATGTTGAACCAAAGACGAATCTTGCAGAGTTTGTGGCTGCGGCGGGAGAAGCAGTAAGTAAATTTGGAGAATATCTGGGTAGTTGCAATGTCCAAGACCATGGAGGTGGACGAGCAATGGCTCGCGATGAAAGTCTTGGCAGAGAAATGGGTACCAGTGCTACGCATGGCAGAGCAATGACGGCCCAAGATTTTGAAGAAATGAAACGAGAAAGACGAGAAAGACGAGCAAGAGGCCTATCAGAAGAAGAAGCAGAAGCAGAAGCACAAGCAGCAACAAATGTAAATAACAGTATAATACATTTGATGAATGCGGCAGAAAGTTTTGTTAGTGATGCTCACAAATCCGTTGCCAGACCATATGATATGTCTGACACAGAATTAACAAAAAGAATAGTAGAATTACTCGCGACATCACAACGCAGTGCAGCAGAGACATTGACTCGCTTACAAGGTTTGATTAATCCAGCGACTCTTCTTGTGGCCGATAGTTCCAGACATTGCGAAGCTGTATTAAACGATATTGTATCAAATTTTGTACTTGTCAACAAACGAGCAGAACTAGAAGCAATATATGGTGTTGTGGAGGTTGATAAATACATATTTGCTTATATAACTGCTATATTGGAATTTTTATATAATATTGCGACAGTCAATATGATTAACATTCTGTTGAACAATGGAGAGAATGAACGAATAAGAAATATGGTGGGGTCATTCTTGTATTTTGAATGCGATAAGTATTATAAATTTTTGAAGGATGCTTCGAATAAAAGTATATTAGATCATATACTAAGTATTATACTAAAATTAAAGTTAGAAGATATTTTAAACATAACACTTGCTGCGGGGGCGGCGGCGGTGGTATGTCCTACACTAACAGGTTACACGATAACCATCGCTAAAGAAGTTGCAGCAGGAGCGGTTGCAGTAGGTCAAGTATTGTTGCGGTTAGACGGTTCTGGACTCCTATCCTATTACGACTTTCTTAGAAGAAATCTAAAAATAGCCATACCTATTATATATGGAGTAAGAGCAAATTCTGGATTAATCCAATTCGGCATAGATAAATTAAATGATGTTGGGTGGCGATTAAACGAAATGGTTTCTGGTGTACAACGACCCAACCAATATGGAGATTTATTTAACAGACTTCCTTCCGGCGATAGTTTTATTACACGGCTATTCGGAAAAGTACCACCTATTGTAAAAGCTACTATGAGCATTGTAGTAGGAGGGGTATGTTCGGAATATATTAGTGCGGTTCAAATATTCCCGTCTAAACCAGGCACAGGAATAAAAAAAGCACTTGTTACAACTGCTAAAGCATTAAAAGATAAAATTATAACAGCAAAAGCAAAATCACCTGAAGAAATTATTGGCACCATACTCACTGGTTCCGACGTGTTATCATTTATACGATCCACTGAAGAATATAGAGATGTTCTTTTAACATCAATAGATCCTAGTGATGATTTAATGAACGAGTTCAAGTCTTGTATAGAGGATTTTATTAATTATTTAAAATTAAAATATGGTGATGTTTTAACTGACACACGGTTGGCATTATTACAAGCGGAGATAACCGCAAGTGATCCTGCTATTACATGTCAATTATTAAAAGGTCTCCTACCCAATAGTCAGCAGCAGCAGCAGCAGCAGCAGCAGCAGCAGCAGCAGCAGCAGCAGCAGGAGCAGCAGGAGCAGCAGGAGCAGCAGGAGCAGCAGGAGCAGCAGGAGCAGCAGGA